GCCCAATTTGCAAGATTCTCTGCCTGTTGTCTCCAAATAACAACGTTGATAAAATCAGCTTCACGATCCCCATTTTCATTTTTAAAATTACGATTAACAGCTAATGTGAACGTAGCAACAGCTATATTAGATTGCGTGTATTTTAATTCTGCATCTCTGGTCATTCTCCCGACGAGTACAACATTATTGATCATCTTCTATTTCCTCCACATCAATCACAACTATTTTTCTATTGTCAGGAAATGAACAATCCATAAATTCATAAAAACTTACAACTGCCATGTGTTCATTTTTCTCTACTACTCTGCAACCGACATCTATAGTTTTATTTCCCGATAAAAAGAATCTAGTTACCTCACCTGATACATAAAAGCGTTTGTTTCCATTATCCATTTCCTAAATCCTCCTGTTTAACAAACACACCATCAACCATTTTGCCCTTACGGTCTTTAATTTCATCCCACGCCATTTGTAAGCACGATTCAATATCTGTACCTTCGTTGATTGCAATATACGCTAACATCCATACTAAGTTACGGATGTGAAAGCGAATGCTTGTTCGTGTATTGATGAGATTCGGATTATCAATGTGTTCAATCATACAGTTAGCAATGAGACCAATTTCTTTTGCTGCATATAGCAACAGCATATCTGTTGGTTTTTCGTTTTTCATAAAGTCTTTAAGACCGTTTTGCATTGGATCAATTAAACTTTCAATCTTTTCAAATTTCATTTGTTGGGATAAGATGGTTAAAACAACCACCACATCCCCAATGCTATCTTCGAGTTTTTCTTGGTTTCCTTTAGCTCTAGCCTCGTTTAATTCCCCAAATTCTTCATTCAGTTTTTGCATTTGTTTTACCGGATCAGCTTTATCCAGATTTTTTGCTGTTGACCAGCCTTTCACATTTTTAATTAAATTAGTCAAAGACATTTGAGATACCTCCTGATAATTCTGATTCTGTTTTTCCTTGATACAAAATTTCAAATTCTACTTGATTAGCTAACAGCCATTCCTTAAATAATTTAGCTTGTTGATTACCGCCAGGAAACGTCAGCCGCAAGTCATAGCTTACTGGCTCGCTAGGCTCAAATTTTGGTGTTTCTGGCGCTGTTTCTTCTTGTTCTGGTATAATTGGCCCATCTTCCAAAATCTCGCCTGTATCGGCATTTATAGCCTTAATATTTTCATTTGCTTGTTCTTGTGCTAGACGCTCAATTTCTGCCTTACGTTCTGCCTCTGCCTTAGCTTGCGCCTCCTGTTGTTCTTTGAGCAAGATAGCAGCATCACGATCAGACTTCATTGTTTTCAAAACATCAACTAATGATTTGCCGTTCTCAAGGTCTCTAACATAACTATCTGCCAATAGCTCATACTCTTGAGCTTGCTCTTTTACAGCTTGAATATTTGCCTTGTACTGCTCCAATTTATCAAATTCTGCTAATACTAGAGCATCCATTTCATCAAGTGTTGATTTCTTAAATTCAAATTTACCCGTTTTGAAATATTTCTTGAAACTGTATTCATCGTATTGATCTTCAAATGTGGATTTTTCAAGACCTGCCACCATACACTTATCTTCAAAAGTTGCTCGTACGATATCCACGCGCAACAACCGCTCGTGTTCGTCAATGGCATCTCGCCCATCACGCAGCTTATCAATCAGTTCTTCTAGCGGTTTTAAAGATTTATCGAAACGATTTTTAAAATCATCTAACGGCTTTTTAAAATTATTTGAAATCTCTTTACGCCGCGTGTCAAGATTATCGTATAAACCTTTGTAAGTCGTGATGTTTTCCTTGATGGTTTTATAATTTTCTGAACTCAATTCAAATTCTGAAAAGGTAGATAGCGCTTTTTCTATTTCTTTATCAAAAGCATCAAAATCAAACTCAATTTTTGCTGGTGTTAAAGTCGGTATCATAGTTTGTAAAGTGTTGTTCGTTACATCTTTCATTTTCTCAACACCTCCAATAAGTCTAAAAATTCAGATTGACTATTGCGTTCTTCCGGTTCTGGTGCATCTGATCCATCTAACATCTTGATTTCATGTGTCGCTTCAACAACAACGATATGACAGCCAAATGCCTCTGCTAATGTGTCTACCTGCTCTTTCTGTCTTTCGTAAGCATCATAATCTAAAGTCAAAGCATCTTGCATGCTATTACACAAACCGACTTCATAAGCTAATCGGTTTTCGTGGTGTTTATACTCTGATACAAAGTGACCATTTTCTTTGTCTTGAAAAGCAATAAAATTTTTAGTTTGTTTCATGTTGTTTCCTCTTTCTTTTTATAAATTATTAAAATCATTTTGCCCTTGGGCTTTAAGTATTTGTCCATTGAGATAATTCATAACTGTCTCAAAATGTTCTTCTGGTATCTCGTGGAAATCACGGATTTTATAACGTTGCAATAGATAGTTTGCTACTTGGTCAAACGTTGCATTTTTAAGCTGTGCCCATGCCTTGACCTTGCCATAAACTGCCTTGTACTGCTCATTGTCAATCAAATCTGATTGGTTAGCATTGTTGTTGCCTTGCGGCGATTGATTATTCTGTTGTGCCGCTTGTGCTTGTTCTTGATCTTCATCTTCATCAACTGGATAATCGTCAACATCTTTCTCACCGATAGCAAATAGCCCCTGCAACGCATACTTTCTAGCGTAAGAGCTGACTGCACCTGTCCATTGCGGCTCTTGCATTTGCTTGATTTGCCCTTTTTGGGTGTTAAAAACTGGTACCAGACTTAGTTCAGCATATGCTGTTGATTGGTATTTCTCGTCTCTTTTATCGTTGTAAGCTACTGCTGTTGCCTTGACAAAGATTTTACCTGTAAGCTCAATGAGTTCGTCAGTTACGATGACAGACCAATCACTTTTTAGCTCTTTGAAGGTTGTATAGATGTCCTCTGCGTTCCTAAAGGCGTACTTGACATCTTTTGTTTTTTTCTTTGCTAATTGCATTTGTCTTTGCAACTCTGCAAAAGTTAAATCTGCCATTTTTTAGCTCCTTTATTATTTATAATTATTATTAGATTGTTGTATAGTTAGTATTTATTATTTAGTTAGTGGCGTAAGCCTTAGATTATTATTAAGTTAGTTATTATTATTTATTAGTTATTATTAGTGTCGGATTTTTCAACTTTTGAACTTTTCAACTTTGTAAACTTCAACTTTTGAACTTTTCAACTTTGTAAAATCCGTAAGTTGTAAATCATTCACCAATATTACTTGTGGATAACTCTTTTTCAAGATTGCTAACCCAATAATTCCAATAACTATCTGTAATCGGAACATCTTGTACTAAAGGATAATTCTGAATCCCTTTCGCACGACCAAAACTTTTACGATAGATCCGAATATAGCCTGCACCTTTCAGCTCATCAAAAGCCGCTCTATGAGCATCTCGACCATTTTTTGAACGTTTAGTTAGTTCATCTATGTAAGGACGCCAACTATCCTTGTTTGTCATTAACACCCAAAGCAACCCCTTAGCTTGTAAACTAAGTTCACTATTTTGGGCCGAGTGATTGTTCATCTTTGTGTAATTTTCATGCGTATTTCTGATGATATACTGCATAACTCATAGACTAAGCTCCTTTCTGTATCTCTCGCTTCTGTATTCCTAGAATTATGTCATAGTAGGAATGACCGGCTGGAATAACATATCCAGTCAAGTCTTCAATAACAGAGCCATCCGCCATTATGTTTATAATGCGTGGTTCCCATTTCTTTTTTACTGTTTTCATGGTATAATTACCTCATACATATTTTTGTTTAGCTCCTCAGTGGAATTGCCGTTCCAGAGGGGCTTTTTTTGTTATAACTGCCGCTGGTAAGTTGTCCAAGTCAATGTAATGTTCAATATGCTTGTGTTCCGTGTGTATTCCTTTCTAAATTGTTTAATTCGTTAAACAAACATTTCAAAAAAAATCTTTTACATGTTTATTAAAAACTCCGGCTAACTTTTGAAGTGTTCGAATCTTAACAGTTGAAAACTGACCTGATTCTATCAAATGTATTGTTGTTCGAGAAACATTTGACTTTTCTGCGAGTTCCTCTTGAGACATTTTCTCTGTCTCACGCCATTTTTTTAAACGTTCTCCTTGCACGTTCCTACCTCCTTATCTTAATT